CATGGTTGCTATGCTACAAAAGAATCCAGAGCTTTTAAAGTTAGGTGGAGAAAGAAAAGAAATGACATTCTTGTTTACTGACATCATGGGCTTTACTCCTGTATCAGAAGTATTTAAAAACAATGATGACCCTGAAGGTTTAGTAGAACTTATAAATACTTATCTTGATAAGATGACAAAAATTATACTGGCTAATGGTGGAACTATTGACAAGTATATGGGCGATTGCATCATGGCATTTTGGAATGCTCCTCTTGCCTGTGAGAATCATGCAGAACTAGCTATAAAGTCTGCAATAGAAATAGAAGAAGCAACACTAGAACTTAATAAACAATTTAAAGAACAGGGTTTAGATTTACCACCTATCAATGTAGGAACTGGTGTCAACTCTGGAACTTGTATTGTTGGTAACATGGGAAGCGAAACAAGGTTTGATTACTCTGTTGTTGGAGATGCTGTAAACTTATCAGCTAGATTAGAAGCTACTGCTGGTAGAAATGAGTATAAACAATGGAAGATTATTATATCAGAGTACACTAAAGACTTAGCAGGAGATGTATTTAACTATGAATTAGTAGATAATATCTCTGTAAAAGGTAAGTCAGAAAAAATTACTGTGTATTTCCCTTCAAATAAGTAAAACTTTATGAGAGCTACGGAGAAGCCCGTGGTTGAATAATAGGTGTTTCTGAAGCCAAGGTATTACTTATGTGTTGATTGTTTAACACAGAGCATTGTGTGAGGTCGTTTTTCTTTAATTGTCCATTTTCCGTGCATTTAAGTTTGCTTCTATATAATTATGCACTTCATCTAGTTTTATACTACCTTCTCGTAATACAGACTGTAAAGTTGAGTACTCTTCATCTGTAAAATAAGGTTTTAATTCTGTAATATCTGTGATTGTCCTCTCAGTTATCAACTTACCTGCTCTATTATATAATATTTTATAAGCAAGAAGAGTTGCTTCTTTCATTTTCATTTTGTTTCCTTATACTATAAACTCTGTTAATAAATTTTTAAATAGAATAACAAGCCCTACAGCATTTAAAATAATTAATGCCCTATCTTTCCAAATCATTCCAACCCACAACCAACCGGCAACTCCTATCATAGATAGAATCAAGTCATAAAATTGCATACCTTCTATACCTCGTAAAGACATAGCAGTTACAATAATAAAACTAGAAATCCATTTAACATACCAAGACATGTCTCCTTTCGGAGTTGCAGATTTAAAAATCCTTTTTGAATTAAGAATTTCTTTTGGGTCAAACTGTGGATTGTTCATTTAGATTAGTAAATGTAATGTTATCTTGTCTTCCTCTTAGTCCAGCTTTCATATATGTAGTAGCTCTACCTTCAAAGAAGTTTTGATGTTCAACACCAGTTACTTCATCAATCCAACCAAGAGGATTTTCTCTTTGGTCGTAATTAGTTTTTAAACCAAGTTGAAGTAATCTTCTATCAGCTATGTATCTATTGTAAGCATACATATCTTTCTTAGTTAATCCTTGTATGTCTCCCATATCAAACACTAAGTCTAAGAACTTATCTTCAAGCTCTACCATGTGTCTACATATTTGATATAGCTCTGCTTTAAAATCATCTGTCCATATCTCTATGTTCTCTTTGATAAATTCTCTAAACAACTTGGTCATAGCTTCAACATGCATAGACTCATCACGGATAGAGTAAGTAACTATCTGTCCCATGCCCTTCATCTTACCAAACCTAGGAAAGTTAAGGAGGATAGCAAAGCTACTGAAGAGTTGTAGTCCTTCTGTAAAAGCTGAGTAAACTGCTAAAGTCTTAGCAATAGTTTTCTTATCAGATTTAAGAGGTTTAAACTCTCCAACATAATCGTGTTTGTCTGCCATCTCTTCATACTCTGAAAAAGCTTTGTACTCTATCTCAGGCATTCCAACTGTATCAAGTAGTAAGCTGTAAGCATGTTGATGTATTGATTCCATGTTAGCAAAAGAACCCATCATCATTCTAGCTTCAGGTTTTTTAAAGATAGGCATATACTTATCTATATAACCTGACGCTACATCTACATCTGACTGAGTAAACAATCTAAATATTTGTGTAAGTAAATTCTTTTCTATAGGTGTAAGCTCTTGCCAATCTTTTACATCTGTGTGCATGGGTACAGACTCAGGCATCCAATGCATTTGGTTTTGTAGTACGTAGTAGTCAAACATCCACGGATATTCAAACGGTTTGTAGTAATCTCTAGTTTTTAATAAGCTCATAATTCTTCTTCCTTTGGTAAATATACTATTGTTAATGAATTACATTTAGGACAACTTAAGTTAGTCTCCATAATGTATTCTTCGTCTTCTTCTTCTATGTCGTGGTCTCCGCCCCATATTAATTGTGTGTTACAATGCCAACAGTTCACGACTATCCCTCACATGCGATACATTCTGTATCTTCTAAATTTATTCTAGGTACTTTAACATTTACATTCTCTACTGTACGAGCAGCATTAGAACGGAAATAGTAAAGCGATTTAAGTTTGTTCATACCATACCAATGTACATCATTAACATATTGCATGTAATCATCGTGTACATCTTGAGGCTCTGTAGCCTTTGGTAAAGTAAAGAACAGATTAACTGATTGTGCTTGACACACAAACTGTTGTCTTTGATGGGCATGTTCTACTACCCATATTTGATTTATCTCATTAGCAGTTTTAAATATTTCTTTCTCATCATCGTTAAGTATATCTAAGTGTTGTACTGAACCATCACTACCTGATATATCTTTCCACATAAGTTCTAACTCTTTACCTTTTAATCCTTTAGATTTTAAAAGCTTTTCTAAGTATTTATTCTTAACTTGGTAACTTCCGGATAAAGTTTTGTGAGTATAGCAGTTAGCCCTGTAAGGCTCAATACTAGGAGAAGTCCCACTACAGATGATACCACTACTAGCATTAGGAGCAATAGCAAGGAGGTTAGCATTCCTCCTACCACTCCCATGAATATCAGGAGCCTCACCCCTTTCAACAGCCAACTCTTTAGTTGCATCGTCTGCTCTGGACTTGATGTAAGTAAACGCTTTGTGGTTGAAACCAGTTGCAAAAATACCTTCGAAAGGTATGCTCCTAGATTGTAGATAAGCATGAAAACCCATAGCACCAAGACCGAGACTCCGTTCCCTATACGCTGAGTAGGCAGATTTTGTATACCCCTCTTGACCTTCTTTAACATATTTTTGAAAGCGTTTAAAATTTGCACTATATTCTCCTAACTGTGTTGTGTCTATTGCGTTGTCAATGTAGTGTTGTAATACATTATCAAGCATTGTTATTAAATCTTGTATGAAGTTATCGTTCTTTGACCAACTATCAAAGTGTTCTAAATTAACAGACGATAAACAACATACTGCTGTACGTTCTTCATCTGTTGGTAGTGTTATCTCAGAACATAAATTACTTTGTCTGATTTTTAACCCTAAATCTTTTTGTCCTTTTGGTAATGCTTCGTTGCATGTATCTATGTTTACCATGTAAGGTTCACCTGTTTCTGCCCTAGCGTTTATTATTTGCCACCATAAATCTCTAGCGTTGATTACCCTTACAGCTTCGTTAGTCTTAGGGTCTATTAATCTCCAGTCTTCATCGTTTTCTACAGCCTGTAAGAATGAGTTAGTTATATTGACACCGTTATGAAGATTAAGATTCTTCCTGTTAATGTCTCCACCTGATTCTTTACGCATGTTAATAAACTCTTCTATCTCTGGGTGGCTAATGTCCATGTAAGCGGCATAGCTACCACGTCTTGTAGTGCCTTGGTTGAAGGCTAACATCTGAGAATCAACTACATGCATGAAAGGAATACTTCCAGTAGAACGACTGCCATGAGCAGTAGATATACCGTTACTTCTAATATCTCCCCAATATCCACCAATGCCTCCACCTGAACTTGCCAACCAAATATTCTCGTCATAATGAGCAGATAAACCACTGCGACTGTCAGGAACATAATTAAGAAAGCAACTGATAGGAAGCCCACGACTTGTTCCTCCGTTACTAAGTATAGGAGTGCTAAACATGAACCAACGAGAGGAACTGTAGTCATAAAGTCTTTGAGCAAGTTCAAAGTTTGTCTCACCTTTGAAGGTGGCTCCGAAGACGGAGGCTCTTGCGAGGGCTTCTTGTGCATGTGTTTCATTCTCCCAAAAGTATCTATCTTTTAATGTATCAATACTAAATTTATCAAACTGTTTTTCTTTACCATAATCTATTTCAATTCCTAAGTAAGGTTTTTTCCCTATCTTATCTTCAACCATTGTTTTTCTCCTCATCTAACACGTACATAGTTATGATAGCGTAGTGTATTATTTTCATT